TCAAGACCGCCGACGCAATCGACAAAATCAACGACGCCGACAAGGGCCTAGCTCCCTCTATAGAGCGTAGCGACGCCCAAAGAGAGGCACTAAGAACCGCCAAGATAGGCGCCACCATCCCCATAAGCGCCCTCCCCGGCAACAAGGCGCAGCTGCAAGTCGACCTAATCCGCCTCCGTGTCACCAAGACCCTCATCGACACCTACATAGCCCAGGTAAAGGCCCTCGAAGAACCAAAGATAAGGCCCAAACACCTCTGGTTCCCAACCGACAACCTAAACGTCTACGAGCTCCGCAACGGCAACGCCCCCTCGGACAACTACCGGCCCAAGTGGCTCCGACGCCTCCGCCTGGAAATAGACATCCACACCATCCCCCACACAATCCAGGTGCTGCTGCAAGAAATGGAGGCCAACGATGACCGAGAAGACTAAGCCCGCCAACACCCCCGCGACCAAGTCCCAGTGGACCCACGCCCGACAGCTGATAGAGTGGGCCAGGGACAACGAATGCCAGGAGATCCGAGTGGGGGACATTGAAGTGAAATTCGCTCCACGCACACGCGTATCTGGTCTGGAGCTCCTGCAACAGGCGGAGCAGTCGGAGCAGGACGCAGGCGACGGCACCAACATTATGTACTACAGCTCATAGAGCCAACGAGGACCCCCAATGCACACCCCCCTTCGACGACGCGACCACTGGTGGAACGAGAAAGGCGACGTCCACGACGCCCTGTTTGGCACCGTCAGCTATCTGGACAAGAACCAGGGGCAGGCCGCAGACATGAACCTGCACCACCTCCGGCTCTATTCCAACCGGCTCGCCCAAGGCATGTCATCCCGGCGGTACTCGGTCATCGGGGACGGTGAAAAGCTCAAGCTGAACGTCATCCGATCGGTCATCGACGCAGCCACGGCCCACATCGCGACCAACAGGCCCCGGCCAGAGTTCCTGACCATCGGGGGAAACTACAAGCTCCGCAAACAAGCCGAGAACCTGTCGAAGTTCGTCCAGGGTCAGTTCTACGGGCTCGACCAGTACGCCCTCTCTCGCGACATCTTCCGAGACGCCTGTATCTTCGGCACCGGCTGCCAAAAGATATACACGACCCCCGACAACCGCATTGGTACCGAGCGGGTTCTGGTGTCGGAACTCATCATTGACGACCACGAAGCCCTAATGGGCAACCCGCAATCGCTCTATCAGCATAAAGAGGTCCTTCGCGAGGTCGCCATCTCGACATGGCCCAAGCACAAGGCGCAGCTGGAAGAAGCAGCCCTCGTACGAGACGACGGCCACGGCTACGACGGCGGGCAGGCCGATTTGGTCAGCTGCATCGAGGCCTGGCACCTCCCTCCGATCCCCGGAGCTCCAGGACGCCACACTATCTGCTTCAGCAACGCGACTATCGTCGATGAAGAGTGGAACCGAGGGTTCCCCATCGTTTTCTTCCGTTGGGAACGATCACCGCTCGGCTTTTTTGGAAGCGGAGTTGCTGAAGAGCTATCCAGCATCCAGGTTGAGATCAACGTGGTCGCCCAGAAGATTCAGGAGCATTTTAACCTCTCCGCCGGGCAGCTGTGGGTCAAGAAGGGCTCCGGCATCGCAAAACAGGCCCTCAACAACGAGGCCTGGTCGGTCAACACGTTCCGCGACGCTCCCCCAACCCACCTGACCCCGCCACCCATCAATCCGATGTTCCTAACGTACCTCGACGGCCTCTACCGCCGCGCCTTCCAGCAGGTGGGGCTCAGTGAGATGATGGCCACGAGCGTCAAGCCAGCGGGCCTGAACTCCGGTGAGGCGCTGCGTACCTACAACGACATTGGCTCCAAACGGTTCCAGCACGTAGGCCTCAACTGGGAGCGGTTCCATCTCCAGGTAGCCGATCAGATCATCGAGTGCGCCCGCATGCTGACAGCCAAGGGCAAGGGGTCGCTGAAAGTCCTGGCCGAGGGCGACAAGTCGGTTGAGCAGATTGATTTCAAGGACGTCTCGATCGAACGCAACAAATACACGATGCGCATCCAGCCCATCTCGTTCCTCAGTGGCACCGCGGCGGGTAGGATTGCAGCCCTCCGTGACCTCGCGGCCATCTCCCCGGAGATTCAGCAACACAGCCTTGAGCTGCTCGGTATTCCCGACATCGAGAACCTCCGCAGCTTGATCAATGCACCTATCACCATCGTAGACATGTACATCAGCGGGATTCTCGAAGACGGTACCTACCGCGCTCCTGACCCGATGATGAACCTTGAGATCGCGAGGCACCGTGGTACTCTTTCGTTGCTTAGGGCAGAAACCGATGATACCCCGTTTGAGCGTGTGGAGTTACTTCGCAAGTGGCTTGTGGACATTGACGCCCTGCAAGCCGCAGCTCAGCTTCCTCCTCCTGGACAGCCTACCCCAATGGGCTTGGAAGGGGGAGCTGGGCAACCCCAGGCGCAGCAGCCGCAACAACAACAACAAGCGGGACCACCAGCCGCGTTGCCACCGGTCCTTCAACAAGAGATTGCTAATATCATATGAGCGTAGACGAGCTACTCACCGACGCCACCGCGACCCCGGAGTCGACACCAGAAACAGAGGCTGCGGCCACTCCGGCGCCACTCGAAGTGGCGCCCACAACACCACCCCCAGAGACGGTTGAAGACCGCTCCTGGGCCGCTATTAAGAGTAATGAGAAGAGGTTAATCAGCGAACGAGCGCAGTTCAAAGCAGAGCGCAAGTCCGCGGAGGGTTCCCAGCAAGAGCTCGCGGCAGCGCAGGCACGGGTACAGGAGCTCGAAGGCGGGCTCCGCGAGGACCCCCTGGCATTCCTCGAACGCTCTGGCGTGAAATTCGAAGACCTCGCCAACCGGGTACTCAACGACGGCAAGGCCACCCCGGAAGAGCTCATTCGCAAACAGCAAGCGACCAGCTCCACCGAGCTCACAGCTATGCGTGAAGAGATACGTTCCCTCCGCGAAGCTGCCGACCAGCGGGACAATGAGCGGCTCATCTCCACCTACCAGGCGGAGCTGTCGGAGACGTTGAAGGGTAGCGAGTTTGAGCTGCTCCGTGCGTACCCGGATGCGGAGGGCATGGTATTCAACGCTGCATCGGCCTATGCATCTGAGCATAATTCCGTGTTGCAGCCCGCGGATGCGGCTCGTAGGATCCAAGAAGGTATCAAAGAGCAGCTTAAAACGCTCTCTTCGAACCAGGCGGTTAGAACCCTGTTAGGACTGAGCGAAGCAGTAGCAGACCCAGCGACCGAAACGACCGATGAGCCAGCGGATGAGACACCAACGACGCTTACTAATGCGCTCGCAGCAACACCTGCTGCCGACATGACCGACAGAACCGGCATGTCCCGGCACCAGCGTTTAATGCATGCAGCGCGTCTCATACCCGACTAGGCCTGATGGCCCGGTCACTGGAGATGACTCATGGGCCAGACTACCATTTCGAACTTCGACAAGGCGCTCAAGGACCTGTACGACGATTCCAACGTCGCGGAACTGACGCTCAAACGGCGTGTGCTTTTTGCCATGCTCCCCAAGCGCAGTGACTTCGGTGGTCGCATGATGCCGATTGTCACCGTCACCGCAGATGGTGGTGGACGGGCAGCGACCTTCACGGACGCGCAGTCAAACATCACCGAACCCGGCGTTAACGCTTTCGAGCTGAAACGAGTTAACAACTACGCCTTGGCCAGAATGACTGGTGAGGCCGTGGAAGCAACCATCCGCGACAAGTACGCGTTCCTTGGAGCAATGGAGCAGTCAGTAAACGGGGCAATGAACGCCCTGTCGAACTCCATCGAGACTCAGCTTTTCCGCACCGGGACCGGGTCAATCGCAACCATCGGTAGCATCAACCCCACCGTTGGCGGCGTCGCTCTCGGCAATGACGTTGCGGTTCTTGGGGAGGAAGAGGACATCGTCAATTTCGAGGTCGGCATGGTTGTGCAGGTTGCGGCAACTGATGGTGGCACTCTCCGAACCGGCAACACCGGGAAGGTTACGATTGACGCTGTCGACCGTAGCAATGGGCGCATCACAGGGGCCGTGGACTGGGCAGGCAGTGGAACCATTGTCGCAGCTGCCGGTGACTTCATCTCCCAGGTGGGAGACGGTCAGAACAACGCAACCACCGCGAAATGCATCTCCGGTCTGTCGGCATGGCTGCCAGAGACTGCAACGTCTACCGCGTTCTTCGGCGTAGACCGCTCGATCGACACTCGGTTGGCGGGCCAATATCATAACGGGGCCTCACAGGACATCGACGACGCCTTGCTTTTCGCCGCCTCAAAGGCAGCCCGAATGGGTGGCGCACCGACGGTTTGCGTCATGAATCATGTGCAGTACCGACGCCTCCAGGAGCGGAAGTCCGGCCAGGTAGGCATGGGTGGGATGAAGCAGTATTCCGAGGTCAACGCGCAGTCGACCAAGGGTACCATCGCCAACATCGGGTTCCGTGCCATCGCGGTGCAGGGTGACAACGGCGTGGTTGACGTCGTCTCCTCCAACAAGTGCCAGGCGGAGCTGGCGTGGATGCTTGAGCTCGACACCTGGTGTCTGGCCACCCTTGAGGAGCCGGTCAAGTTTCTCGACACGGACAACCAAGGCAAGTACCTCAGGGTAGCGGATGACGATGCGGTGGAGACTCGGTTGGTAAGCCGGGGTAACCTCTACACCTCATCGCCGGGGTACAACGTGCGGATTCGGCTTCCGATTGTCTAATAACTAGGAGAAGGACCCGGTCATGGCTAACACTGTGTCGCTAACAGTTTTGCAGGCCCGCGCATTAGATTACGCGGACATGACCGGGTCCGGCTTCCCCGACACTACTCGGCTCACGGACTATATCAATTCGTCCGCGACCGAGCTCTATGATCTTCTGGTCAACGCATTCTCTGATTACTTCCTAGAGACTGACACATTTTCAGTGAGTGCGAACACGGAAGATTATGACCTTCCCGCCGACTTCTACAAGTCGAAAAAGGTTTTCTGGGTGAGCGGCGGCAGACGTTATCCCATTAAGGCTTTCCAGCTTGCAGAAGTCGACGGCTTAAACATAGGCCCTCTCATATCTGGTACGATTGAGATGTGGTACGTCCCGCAGATGGCGTTGCTATCGGCAGGGGCGGACACAATAGGCAGCGTAATTCCTCCCATCACACCAGGGTGGGAGGATTACATTGCTCTTGGGGCTGCAATCCGGTTGTTGAATCGTGAGGAATCAGACTCCTCAGCCCTCTCACGAGAGAAGGCCTCAATCGGTGACAGAATAATGGCCCTGGCAGAACCCAGGGATAGCGATGAGCCATCGAGGGTTCAAGATGTGAAGCACAGGTTCTCACGGAGACAACTCCTGGACCCTGACGCAGGCGCGGTGCGCTACCGGATACTTGGCTCTAAGATAAAGTTTATACAGTACGACCAGGGGGCCTGAGATGGGCCTCATCCCTTTTCTCCTTGAGGTGTTTGACAGCCCAGAGGTAGAAAAAGTTCAGCGGAACATCGAGCCTCTCGCGAGGCAGATTAACGCCCTGCCTTTCGCCGATGGTGTCCACCTGACAAAACAAACGATCTCAGGCTCCACGGAGATCCTGCACGGGCTCGACCGCCCGATTGTTGGTTGGATGATTATCCGCAAGCGGGGCAACGCGGTGGTCTACGACGAGCAGGACGGGAACAACTCCCCAGGCCGCAGCCTAAAACTTAACAGCTCGGCGGATGTCGAGATTGACTTGTGGGTGTTCTAAATGGTGCTAGAGAAATCCATAATCTCCATCCCCTACGCAGGCGGGCTCAACGAGAAGAAGGCCGAGAAACACCTGGAGCTCTCAAAGCTCGAAACATGCGACAACGGGGTTTTTGAAAAGAGCGGCGAGATCCGCAAGCGCAATGGGTTCACCCGGCTGGTCAACACTCTGGCATCTGGCACAATCTCCGGGGCCAAGGCCTGCTCCAGCTTCAAAGACGAGCGCCTTATTTTCGACGGGAACGAGGCCTATAGCCGTTCCAACAGCGGCACCTGGGTGTCAAAGGGCCGCGTCACCGGCTGCATCTACAAAGACGAAGACATTGTCCACGACGCAGGCATCACAGCCACCCCAACCCAGATAGCGGAAGCGAACGGCTACCGGGTAGAAGCCTGGGCAGAGTCCGACCCGGAAGAGTCGACAACTCAGCTCAGCTGGCGTGTCTACGCCCGCGTGGTGGACACGGTTACAGGCGCAACTGTGGTTGAGCGAACGTGGCTCGACAAGCACACGTTAACGATGGCGGTGGCGATAGCCCACGCGGAGAACGACGAGTCGGGGTACCTCAACCCCCAGGTGCAGGCGGTAGCAATAAACGGCTACATCTACATCCTGTTCTCTGAGTGCCGCCCCACAACCCCAAGCTTCATCACCACAGCCTACGCCAGTAACATTGCAGGCGTGCAAGTCACCGCAGTGAACCACGGGTTCATCGAGGGAGACTCCGTACTCATCGCAGGAACCGGCGGCGTCTACGACGGCACGCACACTGTGATCGAGGCGACCCCGCATACGTTCGCTCTGGACGGGGAATCGTACACATCGAACCCCGCCAACGGGACTGCGACGTTCACCACGACGGCTTGTAAGGTCTACGCGTCAGTGGTCAACACCAACACGGGCGTGACTTCAGTTCTTACGCCTACGCAGCCCTCCTCTCCTCCAGCATTCTACGTCCACGGCATCTACCCGGTGTTCAGCGTGGTGAAGGTGGCGCACACAAGCCTGGCCGATGGTGCCGGGGTGTTTAAACTCCCACCGAACTACTCCTCTGGAACGTACCCTGGCCTCTACCGGCTGGATATGTACAAGGAGGACAGCGGCGACTTTGTCGAGCACAAGGGGTCAAACACCTACCTTGGTGAATACGGGAAGCTGACCAACGTGTCAGAGCTCCCGTATTTCCAGGCGAGGGAGGCCGGCTCTTCATATAACGCCAACTACCGGACGCTCTCCCACGTTGCGCTAACCTCACTTGATAGTAGCAACCGTATTCTGGCGATGTTCACAGTCCGCACCGCTGGTACCGGCGTACCGAAAACGATGGCTGTCGTGTGCTATCTAGGACCCTCAACGGTGGTGATGCTGGGCGCGACCCTCATTATGGACGGTCAGGTGCTGGTTTCCGGCTCCGCTATTTTCGATTCCGGCTCCATCGCCAAGTGCGTTGCGACGACCCAGGAAGACACGCTCGCAGCCTTGGTTCAGATACCGACCGCGTCCACGATCAACTACGAGGACCTCCAGGCCTCAGACCACCCGGTTTCCTCGTTCGATGTGAACATCAGCAGCGGGGCAGTGACGGCTGTGACCCGCATCAAGTGGAACTCGACGGTCACCACGGACCTGTGGAAGCAGAACGACAAGTACTATTTCGGTGTCTCCACGGCGATGACCCCCATCCAGGAGATAAACTTCGGGAGCTCGCAGAACCTGGTCTGTGACACTGAGGGGAACGTAGTGGCCGCGGTGGCAACAGGCACAGGTGGCAGCTGCGTTGCGACAGACTGGGGGCAGCTCGCGCTCTTCGGGAGGGTCCTGTTCACCAGCTGCCAGCGGGTCATCCAGTCGGGCAACAAGGTGACCTTCGGCACCTCTCGCTACACAGGCATCGCGGTGTCGGAGCGTACGAGCAGCGCCACCTTCTCAGTTAAACGGAACAGCCCCATCTTCAACCCGGCTGTCTCAAGCATCGACTTCGCGCCCACAAGGTACCTGCCCAGCGTAGAAGCGGGCGGCTCTCTCCTGATGGCCGGGGGACTGTTGTGGGAGTACTCTGGCGACGCGGTGCGGGAGTCGGGGTTCCTGCTCTATCCCCAGATTTCGGCGATAGCGCATGCTCCGTTATCCGGCGGAATGAATGCCGGCACCTACCGCTACCGAGTCATCTACGAATGGACCGACCGGTCAGGAGCGGTGACGCGGTCCTACCCGAGCGACCATATTCAGTACTTGTTGACGCCAACAACCGGCATTAAGATCACAGTCACGGCCTACACCTCGCAGTGGACGCAGAAGAGGGCGGCAAACAACCTCGCGAACCCACGGATGGTGCTCTATCGAACGACTGGCGAAGGTGGCGCACCGGGGAGTCTCTACCACCGGGTGGCCTCCACAGAGGTGGACCCGGACGACACGACAGTAGCGTTTGTTGACGACATGAAAGACGTCGACCTCGAACGAAACGAGCAGATATATTCGAGCGGTGAGATCGGCGGTGAGTACGGAAACCTCTGCCCACCGGGCCAGACAGACATTGCAGTCCACCGGGACCGGGTGTTTCTCGCGGCGGTTGACGGCTCGGTTTGGTATTCAAAGAAGTTTAAGGTGCGGTCGAGCGTAGGGTTCTCTGAGAACCAGGTAAAGGCCATCGAGAACTACACGGGAGAGATCACAGCGCTGGCTTCGAACCGCGAAACTCTGGTGGTCTTCACCAAAGAGCATGGCTACTACATCAGCGGGGACGGCCCAAACGGCGCTGGCCAGGGTGTCGATTTCACCACCCCGACCTTGTTTGCCAGGAATCAGGGAGCTCCACAGGGTGCGGCGCGACTGTCGACTGTGATGGGCGTAATCTACCACGCTTCACGGGGCATCTACCTTGTGAATCAAAAGCTGGAGGTTCAATACATAGGGGCCGAGGTAGAAGACACCATCGCCGCGGCGTCGCCCATCACCATCGTACAGAACGACTCCAGGAATGAGCTGTACTTTGTTCTGTCGGCACGGAGCGGGGTGAACTCGGAGGTGCTGTGCTTCAACTACTACTATAGCCAATGGTCGCGGTGGGAGCTCGATGATAACTTCACCGACCTGGCTGGCGGCATGCTCTATGACGACCGGCTACACCTTGCGCACACGGACGGGTATATGTCGGAGCAGGCGGATGGGGTGTTTCTTGATACCTGGGCCGCCGCCGCTGTGATCTCAATGAAGCTGCGAACCCCGTGGTTGAAACCGGCGATGTTTTTGCAGATGTCACGGTTCTGGCGGCTGCTCCTGAGTGGGAGCTATCGAGCGCCGCACATTCTGACAGTGGTGGTCGAGTCGGACTATGACCCCAGCCTCACAGAGACGAAGACAATCGCGGTGAACCCGGCGAACGGGAACACGGACCCCTACCGGTTCCGCCTGCACATCAAGAACCAGAAGGCCCGAGCTCTCAGGTTTCAGATTTCGGACGCAGGGGCTGGCGGCAGCTACGAGGGTTATTCGATTGACGGGTTTGCCCTGGAGCTTGGAACGCGCAAGGGTACATTCAAAGGCCGCATGGGCGACAGCCGAACGATAGGAGCGATTTAATGGAAGCAGCTGACAAGCAGAAGATGGCGGACATCTTTGACCCCTTGGGGCTCCTGGGGATGTATTTCGACGAGCCGATGGACTGGCAGGAAGAGGGCTACGTCAGCCCGGAGCAGGAGAGGCTTGAGGCGCAGTTGGCGGCGCTCCAGGACACCGAAAGGGCCAATGCGGAACAACTCCAGCTGCGTCATGCCCTCCAGGCGCAGGTGGGGTCTGTGCCAGCTGCACAGGATGCCAGAGAGGCTTCCCGCATCCTCGCGGCGCTGGTGCCGGGACAGGGCGAGGCTCTCGAACGCGGGACGTCTGCAATGTCCGGCAGGGAGCAGGCCGCCAGAAACGCAATCGCACGGGTCCTCTGGGACCAGAAACGCATGGCTACCGCAGAGGCCTCTGGGCGAGCTGCCAGAATCCGCGGGGCCAAAACATACGACCGGAACTTCCAGGCCGATAACTTAGCCAAGGCGATTCAGTCCGGCGCAGTGATGGGGACAACCTTGGCGGATGCTTTCGGGAACCGGCAACCGATGACAGGCCTCCCGCAGGATTCGCAGGAAACCTACACCGAGGATATGTACAATGGCTGAAATCAAAGCCCACCCGCAATCCGCTGACTCAGAATTAATGGACAAACTTACGGGCGCCCTGTCAGCACCCGGCAGGTGGCTCCGCGAGGCGTTCGGGACAGACCAGGGCTCGACTGAGACTGAGTTTGTTTATCCTGAAGTTGAGAACTATTTCGACCCGGCGCTTCTCGAAGAGCGGGAGCGGCTGGATAAAGTGGCATCGGGCCAGCTCGCGACCCCGGAAGAGATCAGAGCGATCCAGGAGGCGCAGTCGTCAATGAGTCTTGTGCAGGGGCTGGCACGAGCTGCCCCCACCCGCACAGGCGCAGGTGCCGGTAGAATGGCCAGAGGCGCTGGAGCAGCCCTTGGTGCGCAACAGCAACAGGGGTTGACGGCGCTACGAGCTCACTCTGCTGAGTCGGCGAGGCTGCAAGGCCTGGCGATGACAGCACAGGAAGATGCTCTTAGTCGACAGCAACAGGAAGACATCCAGAACCAGCTCCTCCAACAGCGGATCGGGGAGCGCGAGCAGCTGGAGGGGCTTCGGGACCAGCGCCGAGCGGCTACGTCCACGGCGATTAGTGCGGCGGGGCAACTCTCGGATTCAGACGAGCGCATCAAGAAGAATATAGGCAGTGGTGACAAGGCGATCGAGCAGCTGTTGGGCGCGTTGAGTGCCAAGCAGTTTGAGTTCAAAAAAGGCGGTGGGCCGCAGGTCGGGATTATCGCGCAGGACTTGAAGAAGGGTGGCCCCATGGGGAAGGAACTCCTGGGGCAGAACAAGGACGGGGTGCTGGGGATTAAGATTGATTCCTCCCCCGGCCCGGTGTTGGCGGCGCTCGCGTACTTAAACGAGAAGATTGACCGCCTGGCGGAAGGTAAAAAATGAGCGACGACCCAGAGTATTTTTCAAGTTGGCGCGAGTGGGACGAGTACAACCGCAACCTGCCAACGTATGAGCTCCGAGACTTCCTGGATTTACCCTCAGATGAAACAGAGGTTACTCCCCAGGAACGTGCGGAATACCGAGCGTACAACCAGAAGCGTCACAACGAGGACCGGGCGCTTATGGGGTTACCCCCTGCTCCGATTCGTAAAGCAGGCGGTCCGCCCGACCCTGCAATCCAGGCCGAGAAACAGAAGGTCATCGCCCGCCACGCGATGTCTAGAACAGGCCTTGGTGGGTTGGCCAAGGCAGCGCTCGCGAAACGGGGTGAGGCAGATCCCAGCTTCTTGCCCGCCAGTTGGACGAAGGATAGTCGCCCAGTCAAGAAGAGCGGCATTGACCCCGCGTTCAAGACAGATACCGGCGATGTGGCAGCTGCACCTGTGTTGGCGCCCACCGAGCAGCTGCGATCCATGCAGGAAAAGTCCAAGGCGGTTGCTCAGCAGATGCGGCTGGAGCAGGGCGAGGGGGGACTCGGCGACCAGAAGGCGGAGCTCCAGAGGATAGATGCGGCTGAGAAGGGGCAGAAGCAACAGGACATTCTCAACTTCCAGGAGGAACAGCAGTTCCGCGGGGCTGAGTTTATCCGAGACTATGACGACCTTCGAGAAGAGGAACTCTATTTCAATATCGAGCCGCGGGATATTAAGCGCTATAAAAGCGTATTGGCGGTAGAAGACGACCCCAACTGGACAGACGAGGAACGCTTCCGGTTGCGGGTGCAGCAGGCCGAGGCACAGCGGCGGCTCGACGAGGGGAGGTCGCTGAATACGGCGGGTCCTTACAAGTCGCTGATGTCCAAATTTATGGCAGGGTTGGCGGTAGCGGCAGGCTCGTGGGCTGCGGTGCGTACCGGTCGCAACCCGGCGCTGGAGATATTCCAGAACGCCATCAAGAACGATATTCTCGCACAGCGGGATGAGGCGTCTCGACGGGCCGGGAGGACTACCAGGGCCGTCAATGCGTTCGACCGTATCAACCGCATCTATCGAGACGACCTCCAGACGACGATGACCCTAAGCGGGCTCCACTACGGCAAGGCTGCGGACTTGGTGCAGGCTAAAATTGAGCAGACCAAGTCGAAAATCGAAGGCCAGAAGCTGCGCGGACTCTATAACGAGTTGCGGCGCCAGGAAGCGGCCTATGTAGACAAGGCCAAGAAGGAGTTTGCGCTGGCGAACCAGGGTATCTCCATCGGTATCAAAGGGATCCGCTGGGTTGGACCGCCGGGCATTACGCCGGACATCAAGGAAGTTCGGCTTATCAAGGAAGCGGCATCCGAATACTACAAGTACACGCGGAAGCTGGAGGAGATGAAGAAGTTTACCGGGGACTACATGGCCCCCTGGTCCCAACGGCTGGCCAAGGCGCGGGTTGTCTGGGAGGACATCATCTCCCTCGCAGGGAAGCTCGGACAGAAGGGTGTCTTGCAGGAATTTGAGAGAGAGAAACTCGAAGAAGTGGTTCCTGAGGTGGGGACATTCAAGGAGGAGGTGTTGGACCAACTCGGAGCAGCCATGGATCAGCTGAAGATCCAGGTTGAGCACGACTGGCGCGGGTATATGGAACACCGAACACACTACAAGGTGTCCAACGAAGCTTTCAGGACCGGCGAAATGGGTAGAGCGGCAGAATAAACGGAGGCCCACGTGGCAGACCTTTTCGACAAACAGAATGAGAGCATCACCCAGGTGCCTGATGCGCAGGTCGTTGATGCTCTGCGTTCGCGTCAGTACAATCTGCCTTCCGACCTGGTCACCGATGATAACCATGTGCGGATGGTGTCCCCTGAGGGGAACGCCCGCGAAATCCCGATGGACCAGCTCTGGGATGCTTTCGAGAAGCAGTACCGGCTGGAACCCATCGCCGCCAAAGAGCAGCGCGACCTCCACACGGACCTGGACAACCCGCTTGCAGGTGCAGCGGCAGTGGCGTTGGGCGGCCTCAAGGGATTTACGCTGACAGGGATAGAGCCGGGGCTTGTAATGGCTGGCGTCAATCCCGACACCCTCCGGGCTTTACAGGATGTGCATTCCGGCAAGTATATGGGGAGTGAGCTTGTCGGGGCCTTCTGGGGTCTGGGTAAGGCCAAAACGCCCATCGGTATGCTGGCCCAGTTTTCGAATAAGCAGGGCAGGAAGGTAAGCGAGGCCTACGCGGCCAGGATATTGGGTGGCGCGGGCGTTTCGGGGCAGGGGATTAACCTCCTCACAAGCAAAGCCGTGGGCAAAGGCGCAGAGCGTCTCCGCCGAGCGAAGCTGAAAACGGCGACCATTGGCACCGAGGCGATGATTGACGGCGTCGGCTTTTCAGCAGGCCAGTATGCTAATGACGCCTTCCTTGGTCGAATAGATTATACCGGACAAACCCTGGCAGAGAGCGCCTGGCAGGCGGGGGGGTATCTCGTACACGGCGCGGCCTTCGGGCTTGGGGTCGGCGGGGTTATGGGGGCTCTGAGCGTCCCCGTTAAGTCTGGCATTCGGAGCTTCACGAAGGGCTATCCTACGGTTGCGCAGTTTGTTGGCCCCGTCATCGCAGCCGACAAGGAGATGTGGAAGAGGATCAGGGAATCCGACAACCCGACCGAGACGGCGCTCAACGAGCTCATCGGGCATCACTCGCTCCAGGCGCTGGACATCCGAAACAAGACGCTGATGGGCCGGCTCAGAGGGCAGAAGGTCTTCAATCCCGAAACCGGGAAATTTATCGACCGGTACGAGGCGGCGAAGATATTCCTCCAGACAGCCAGGATTAAGGGGCCGCATGGGGAGATGGTGCCGCTTATTGACGGCGCGACCTCTCTGGATGACCTTGCGAGCAGGCTGCATAAGGCTGCGGAGAAAGAGGGCGGGTTCCTGCGGGACAAGGTGTATCCGTGGCTCGATAAGTTTGGCTACGGAGCCGAAAAGCGAGGCGGCAGGACTGCTGATGACGTCTGGGTTGGGGTGAACCCAATTGCCGTCGTACACGGCCTTGAGAACCTCGCCAAGAGCCTTGGCAGGGAAACTGACGCCCCAATGAGGGCCTTTGTGCAAAAGCACGTAGAGGGCCTTAAAATCCGTATCATGAACGAAGCTGGAATCCCTGAGCTGATTCCGACTACGACGCTCAGACGGCCAAAGCCAACAACAGGCGGAGCTGACTACTTCAAGGTAACCGCTCGCCGAGCGCGAGAAGGGAGCCAAACTGAGTTGGAAGTTGTTGAAGGCACCCGCAAGCGGGACTTCCAGAAAGACTACGTCGACCGGCTAAACACCAAGGGCAATCCCCGAAAGGATACCCACGAGGCCCTCCGCGACCTCCGTAGGCGGCGGGAGTCGATCGACAAGCAGAGCACAACGGTGTTTTCTGAAGAGACAAGACTAAAGAATGAATATGATAGGCTTGTGGCTGCCGAGAAGGAACTCTACGAAACCTTCGGCCCATCTGTTCACAAAGAAATCGATGATGTTCTCCGACCAGCGGCAGAAAAGGAAGTGAACGCTGCCCGACAAGCGGCGATGACCAAGGCCGTTCAGGCTGAAGAACGAGCTGCCGCCCTTCAGAAACACAGGCTTGACCTCCAGAAGGAGAAGGGTGGCACTCGCCAGGAGAAGAAAGAACGAGCCAGGGTCCTCAAGGAGATTGACGATGAGATCCTGGCGCTGGGCATATCACGCAGAACTATTGCGGAGGAGTTTAGAGTTCAGGAAAAGGCGCTACTCGATGGACTGAGCGACCAGGAAAAGGCGCTACTCGATGACCTGGGAACCAGGCAAGGGCAGCATGGCGAGGCCGTAGACTCGTATAACAAGGCGAACGCAGACACCGCCTACGGCGAGAAGCTTAATGACTATATGGCGTCGATCAAGGAACTCGACGATGAGATTGTCCGGCTTGAGGGCCTCCTCCCAACAATGCCCAAACCCGACTTTGAGTTCCGGCCAGTACGTTGGACCCTCGCCCAGGCCCGTAAAAACCGCGATGGCTACGACCCAAAGTCGATGTTCAACCGAACAGAGGCCCCCGTCAACGCCATGACCGCCAGGGCCATGCGCCGGATATGGGGAGATGAAATCAACGCATCGACAGACCGGATTCTCCAGAATATGAACTTCGGTGGCCGGGCCAAGGACCTTGTACCCAGACACCTGGGGGGTCGACCGATGACCCCGCAAGAGGTCCTCCAAGAGATTAATAAAGCCAAGGCCAATTTCGCCATTGCAGACGACCTCCGGGCCATGGCACAGAACGGCGCCAACGCGAACCTCGCACACAGTGCCGTATCCCTCAACGAAGCACTCATGGGTGTTGCTGGTTCAGCATCTGGACAGAGCGTGGCAGCCGGCATGACTCTGGCCGCCGGGTATCGGTTCGCACGGCGCTACGGTCACTCCGCCCAGGTCGGAGGCTACCGCCGCCTGGCAGGGCTGGAGGCTGTCAGGAGTGGCAGTGTTGACCAAATGGTCAAGAGCGCGAACAAGTTTATTCAAGACCAGTCGAGGAACCCGACCCCGTATATTATGATGGGGACTAAGGCGGTGAACAGGCTCACGCTGGAACCCGCAGACAAGGAGGGGTTCCGGGGCAGGCAGGCGGCTGTGATAGACCTGGCCGACCAGCTCGCAGACCTCAAGACCCGGCCCGCCGATGTGGCAGACCGCGTGTCCCTGGCGCTGCGGGACCTGGAGGAAATTGCACCGGATGTCGCAGCCAAGGTGGCCGAAACCCGCATTAGAGGGCTCAACCTCCTTACTGAGAAAGCCATCGAGCTCCGCCCGGCCCGCCGCTTTAACCAGTTGCAGCCGGCGGTCTTCGCTGACGCTGACCTCAGCCCTTCTGCGGTGTCCCGGTTTGAGCGATACGTCGGCGCCGTCGCACAGTTCGCCAAGCAGTTTTTTGCGGAGCTCCAAGCCGGGGTTACTTCCGCCGAAACGATCGAGGTAGGAACTATTGTCTACCCCGAGATTCTCGACGAAATCAGAATACAGATTGCGGAAGAGCTTGGAAGCTCCGACCAGGTCATGCAGCCCTGGAAGACCGCGGCTCTGTCCAAATTGTACCGCGGCGGCGTCACCGCTGACCGCAGCCCAGACTTCCTTCGCAGACAAGTTCTGGTGTATGCTACAGAGAGAGAAGAGAACGTCGAGAAATCGGCGTCCCTAGCCGGTATACGCCGGCCTAAAAAGCGGACTTCAGACCGCAAATCAATGACCGAGACAGCCTCGCAACGCATCGCGGGGAACTTGGGATAGGAATTTAGAATGCACACAGTCCAGTATCACGAGACTTTCACCGGCACCTTGCCGGGCCTGCCCGTCATTGCGATGGAGTTGAAGGTGTATGACAACATCTCAACGGCCATCCACTGTCTTAGCACGAGCGCAGGTACGACATTCAAGACGCAGTACTGCTACACCGACCCGGTGACCAAGGCGGTCACGGCCTATGACTATGACACTGCGGCGCCAGCGGCGGGGGTGCTTCATGTCTTCAACTACCAATACAAGGTAGATCACATCAGGGTCGTTATTACCGGGACAGGCACCAGCGGCGGAACTATCCGAATCACTGGCAACGTAGCTTCGTAGGAGAACGAAATGGTAGACGCAGTAGTTACATCCAGGCCTAGTGCCGGTGGTGGTGGTGGTTCTTTCACTGCGGACTCTCCGCCGACTCCGGCAGACGAGACTGCCCAGCTTTTCGGGCAGGTCGTTACGGACACTCGGCCCGAGATTCTTTACCTGTTTAACGGTAACGTGACCAACGACGGGAACCTTGGCGCAGCAGGTCATGGGACGGCAACCGGGATTACCTATGCGGAAGCACTGGGTGCCACGATTGCGGACTTCGGGGATGCGGCTGTATTTACCGATGCCCTCGATGCCATCGCTGTTGGGGGGTATGCCTCTCCGTTCAAGCTATCAGCAAACGATGGACGCGGTGACTTTGAGATGGTGTTCCGGTTCCGATTTGAAGCAGTGGACAAGCTCTACACGCTGGTCAGCACTGACACCACCACGCTTGGCACTACGCTGAATACGACCAACGGGTTCTACTCGGTGCTGGTCGATACCGCCAGTGCGTCTGCGGTCAAATTCGAGTACACCCTTGCAGGGACGCTGAACCTTCTGACATGGACTGCCGGAACCCTTGTCGTTGATACGGATTACCATCTTGTGGTTTCGTTCAAGGCCAACATAGACACCTTTGGTGGGGATGGCACAGGAGTCGGGGTGTTCCGGTGTTTCCTTGATGGTGTCGCGCTCGCAGACGAGGGGAACGCCAGCAATAAGTTCATTGCGTCCCCGGCTGGGGTGGTTGATGTGGGGTTTCAGTCCGGTTCAACTAACTGGCCCTTGAGCCTTGGGCGGTATCTGAACGGAACCGCTGTTGAGGCTGTGACTGGGGATGTCATCCTTGGCTTTGATGGCAATTTGGACGACCTAAAGGGAGGTCCTGCCGGGTCGATAATAGGCAACCCTCTGGGGAACGCCAGTAACGCCCAGTATGAAGCCTCACCTCTCGGTGGTCAGCAGATTCGTATCCAAAACACTAGCAATACTTCGAATAATAACTATGTGACTATCCCTAACCCACTTACGGTTGGGAATTCTGCCTTTACCATAGACTTCTGGGTTAAGGCGGAGGGTGGTAGTTCATACCACGGCAATAACGAATACGCCTATTGGCTTTCTGACTACCAATACCCCAGCAACAGTGGCAATGCTTTAGCCCTCTATGCTTTCTCTGGCTCCAATGCAGCGAGTCACAAGATTGTATTTCTGAACGGCGGAAATGGGAATGTCAGTTGGAACTATGATTGGGGGAATCCCGGCTCAAGCATCAGCAGTGGGACCGGGGATCAGATGGTTCACATCGCCCTTGTTCGGGAGGCTCAGATTGGCACCAAGACCAACGTAAAGCTGGCCGTTAACGGCATATGGAAATCGCCAGCCACTTCCTCGAATGTAAATGCGAACAATTTCTCCACCACTTGGCTTTGGTACTTGGGTAAGCATTATAGCTATGGCTATAATCCCCGCGACGCTTCATTTGATGAACTTCGCATAACAATGAGCGGCACCCTCTTCCCTGCATCGAACTTCAACAACGACCTTCCTGCGCGGCACGCTGGCTTCGACTCTGCGGATAGAGACTTCGCCGGTAAAATGGACGAGTTCGCGGTGTACAACAAGCGATGCATCCATGACACCAGCGAGACGTTCGAGAAGCCGGTATTGCCGATTAGGGACACAGCCCTCACGATAGCTGCGGGGATGGACTCGGAGGGGGCTCACGGGCAGATTGTCACCACCCGGAACGCTGGTTATGTCATTCCGAATAGCCAACAGGGGCTTCCGGGGGCTTCTCTTTACAACGAAGATGGCTTCGTGAAGATTCGCCCCGTATGAGAATACTCATTCCCCTGCTACTCCTGGGGGTACTGGCCGGCTGTCCTGGGACCAAGGCCAATGCCCCGCCGTGCGTCAACGACAACAAAGAGATCTGCAAGTTCGCGGACCCTACCCAGTTGGAATATTGGGAGGATGAAATCGCACAGCTGGACTGTCCCTGATGGACCCGCTGGAGCAGGGGGGACTCACCGCTGCTCTGGTGGCCATGGTGATGGCCGTGACCAAACTCGTTCAAAGCCTGGCGACCCGGCGTAGCGGGAACGGGGTTCCAACAAAGCTGGCCCTCATTGAGGCGAAGCTGAACGCCATCGGCGAAGATGTAACGAGCGTTAAGCAAGACGTCAGCGAGATAAACGATCGCTTCTTTGAGTTGAGAGAAGAGGTTCGATTACACAACGTGCGCGAGCAGGTTCTACGAGAGGTTAAGCATGAATCGTCTGGGTAAATCTTCCTGGAAGTCCGGTGAAACGTGGGCGCTCATCCTTGCCGGGTTCATGGAGTCACTCCAGGCCGCGGGGGTCTTTCACCAAGACTCGGTTGGAGCTCACGTTATCGCAGGGCTCGCGGCTCTCTTTGCTGTGCTGAGAACGGGCCTGAAAGCTTCGGAGGCCAAGTCCATCGCGCACATGGTATCAAAAAAAAAATCCTAGATGTCGCCACAGACTCTGGTCACCTCTCAGCTCTTGCGTCGGTTAATCATCAGCGGCTCCGGGCTGACCTCCGAATGGCTGCTGGAATCGGTGCGCAGGTGGATTTCGTTGCAGAAGCATATGCAGAGCACTTCATCGAAACTAACGAGACAGAGTGGGGAGCGTTCGCGGGAGTGAAGTTTATCTGGTAGTTTGCCGGGCCGTCAGGCTCTATCTAGGGTTTGACGACCCGGCCAGGTCAAAAAAATGCAAAACTTGGTATGAGCTTCTGATAGCCTACGGCCCCGCAGCCGTCAAGCTTTGTAGACGTCGGTCAGCTGAACGTCTTTATGTATCCACCGAACGCGATCCTGGCCCTTCAATATACCGACCGGTCTGGTGTCCAGGTGTATCCTGTTCGTATAGAGGCCAAGCCCACCGACCAGCGGGTGCTGAGTTGCTAACGCGTAGAGCGCCAGGGCCATTCGGATGTTACGCATCGTGGGGTCTAGCGGCATGATGTCCGCTGCCATCAAGACACCGTCACGCGGCACATGGAACGACCGCTTGGCGGCGCCCGGAGTCAGTTTATTTCTTTTGTAGCACCGGCAACCACTCGACACCCGGAGGGGGACACCGATCGCGTCCCGGATGCCTTGGAGGGCCTGAACCAGGTGGGGGTCTACTTTGAACTTGGTTTGGCAGGGAGGATCACAGTGGCACTCAAACTCACTGTAGTGGAAATTCCGTGAGAGAACTCTGCCCATGGGTAAACTCCATGATGTATTGGTGGACCAGCGGGTTGGGCTCGGCTTTCCGTAGCCCGCAGAACCGGAGTACTTCCAGCGCAGCATCCATGCCGCGGCAGACAAACGCCTTCCAACCAAGGCGGGACAGGTCGTAGAGGTGGTCGTGCTGAGACTGGGGACCCCAGGCTGGGTTGGAACCGACAACTCGCTTGAGCTCAATCGCCAGACCCCGCGCTTCAGGGACCGTTGGGAGAGGGTCAAAGCAGTAAAGGTCCGATGCCCCTTTCAACGCGCCCATCGATTCGAACATCACCCTCCCACCCCAGGCTGACCTCTTCCCCTCGTTGGGTGGATGCATGAAGCACAGGTTGAGCTTCTTCATCTCTTTCACCAGCATTCGATGCTCCCACGACTCCGGTGGGTGCCGGGCCGGACTCCGAACCTTGAGCGCTCGAATGCGCTTCCGCTTATGGATTTCGGCTGGGTCGTTCTTTACAAAGTAGCGCTCGGTCGCAGCGCGGATGCTTTCAGCAGTTGGTTCGTCCATAATTAAGTGACGACACGGGGGGAAAGGATGAGTTCCTGGGGGGAGACACAGCCCCGTGCCGTCACCCAACACTACCCCGGTTCGGAGTGAGGAGCAAACCGCTCCAGGGGAGTGTATTTATCGCAGCCTGCCCGGCCCACCACCAGGGTTAGACGCTTGTTCTCCAGGGTACAACGCCAGGTGTGCGGGGTCCGTTCCACATGCCGGCAGCTGCGGCAGTTCTTAGCTGGCTCGATGCGCTCGTCATGACACAGTTTGTGGTCGCAGAATTTGCACTTCCAGAAGTCAGGGGTTGGACTCAATCGCACAAGGTCAGTGGCTCGCGGCGCATCGAGGATACGCTGGGCCTTGGCCTCAATCTCTTCAGCCATCGCTGGATCATATTTAATCAGCTCGGCGAACAGGTCGTCAGTGTTCTTGTTGACTACCAACTCGAGACAAGCCGACAGCGGCGGGCAAGGCGAACCCTCCAGGTGTGACAACCGCATGTACGATTGCACCTGTGCATAGTAGCCGGGCGCCGTTATCCTGACACCGTGGCGTTCGAACTCCTTCCACTTCGACGCTGCGGATGTCTTTATCTCAAGGCCTATCCACTGCTCGCTGCCGAACCAACCGCGGGTTATCCCGTCCATGCTCCCCCCGAACGCGGGGATGGTTGGGTGCCGGAACGACCACTGCCGGTTGGTGCTGGGATTGACCTCCTGCACCTCGACCCCCGACTTGCGGATGTCCGCGATGAGCGCCGCCTCTTCCCGATGCCCCCGGTCAAACAGCCGCAGTATTCGCCCGATGTGCTGCTTCCTGGTGTGCCACCGGTAGTCGTACCACGCCGCCCGTTCGCATTCCCCGCCAATGCTGGAGGCCCCAAGGTGCGCCCGCCAGTTGAGGATCGAGTCCGCCTGTGCAGCAACACCCGTGAATATCTGCTCCACAATCTGGAGTCCCACTGGAGTCATCCCCAAAATTGCTTCTCCTGTGGCGGCGGCTCCTGTGACTCTGGCTCCATCTGCTGTGTGCTCTGTGTCATCTGAGGGTGGACGAACTCAAACTGATTGCGGGGCCGCTCGCCCTCGCTGACTGACACCCTGGCATTGACCCGCTTCCCTTCGAGCTCCGCGTGGTGATGGAACCCGCCGACAATGTCCGTGAGCGAGCGCAGCTGTCTGCGACCATGCCAGTCGGTCGTGTCGTTGGAGTGGGGGTAGTTCACATATTCCTTGGCGAACATCGGCTCGTCGTTACCCGTGTTGACCACCGAGAACGTGATGGCCAGCACCTTCCCCGTCTGCGCCTTGTTGGTGAAGTGCTCCGCCCGGTGGATGATGAACTCGTATGTACCGGGAGGGAGCGTCGAGATTTCAGGCCTGCCGTAACGCTCTTTTTCAGCTTGGGTGTCGAAGTCTTTCTTGTAGAACGATACCATTAGGAAGCTTCTTTCTCAGTGGTCATCTCTGCAAACTCTGCTTGCAGCTGCGCCTGTGTGGGGGGTGGGGTTGTGGGGAGTGGAAGCTCCCGGTTGACGATGCGGGCTCGGACGGCCAGACCCACGGACTCGATTTCGTCTTCGGATGCCAGGGACAACCCGGCCAGTGACAGGGTGGCCCTGCGCTTGGCCTTGGTCAGGGCCTTCATCATCGCGTTAGCCATGGCCTCGCCGCCCTTGCCGGGGAGCGGGACGCAACCAATGTCCTCATCCTCCCGGCCATCCGGGGTCGAGACGCGGACCGTGACTGAGATTAGCCCCAGCTCTTTGTTGATTTTGCGCTCAAGCACAGTGCAGTTGATGTGGTGAATCTTCCGCAGCTGGTCCGTGCAGTTCTTCTTGGCGTAGGCTTGCAGCTTGCCGTTTAGCTTGACCCAATCAAAGGGCGCCGACAGTGGGTTCAGGCCCAGCGACTTGCACAGGAGTAGCAGGTATTCTGACCGCTCCTGGGTCGACAGCTTTTCAGCCGCCCCCTCTGTGATCGCAGAGAGGATTTTCTGGGTGTCGTCTTTGACGATTGCGGTCATCAGGCTTCCTTTATTGATAGGGCCACGGCCCGTGGTTTTGATGTGATGGCGTAGCAGAGCTCGTGGTAGAGGTACGGGTGTTCCTTGGCGAAGACTTGCAGCTTGGGCAGGTCCACCTGTGGAGTGTGCTTGATGGGGAGCTCCACATCCGGGTGGTTGGTCTGGAACTCGGCCAGGGCTTCCGGGTCCACCGTGCGAGTCATCGCGGTTTTGGCGCGAAGGCGGTAGGTGTCGGTGTGGTACTCGTGGGTTGCCTCCAGCTCAAACGCCATGTGCTCCTCCATCTCGGCGATTATCTGCCGCTCCAGGTCCTTACGGGCCGCGGTGGACTCCTTGATTGTCAGGCTGAGCTGCTCCCGCTTATAGACTAATTCGTCGATGCTCATGGGAAATCCCACCCCTTGTTCAGGCTCATCTGTTGTTTTGCCTCTTTCTCAGGAAGCTCTTCGTCACCCCGTACCAGAGTAGTCAGACAGATCATATCAATCTCAAAGACGGTGGTCTGGTTTGTCGCGAGGCTGACCTTGCCCTGCGGGTCCGCATAGACAGTCTGCATCCGGGTTTGATAGCGGCCCTCGTGCTTGGAGACGAGGATGTTTTTTTCTTTGAGGTACCGCTTCACCTGGTTGGCAGAAGTGCCGGCGAGGGCTTTTTTGAATGCGCCCGGCAGTAAACGGACGACGAGCAACCCTACATCGCTCGCCGCCTGTTCACCACTAACCTTGTCGCCGGGACGTTTGGAGAACATAAAACCGGCGACGTCGTAGCTTCTGGATACCGCTGACACTCGATTGCTGTCAAGCTTGTCCTTGAGGATGTGCAGCCGCTGGTTGCTGATGGCGTCGTTGATGTATTCCCACAGCTGGGTCGCCGCCTTGAGGCCCTCGTCGATCCCCCCGTTCGCTTTATTCCACGAGTTATATATCTTCCGCGTTGCCCAGTCCTTCTTCCAGGATTTGGGGAACAGCTTCCACTTCAGCGCCAGCTCAGCCGCCAGAATGCACAGGCCGAAACGCTGGCCAACACGCCAGACCTTCCCGCCAGGGTCCGACCCCAACAGGTCCTTACATATTGCACGGTGCCGCTTCCGCAGGCCCGCTCGCTCCTCATCCGGCATCGCCGCAAGGTGCTCAATAAACGCACGGCCCACAGTCCCCGTCTCGTCTTCCAGGTGTAACTGGAGCTCGTGGATGTCAGCTTCCGAATAGAGCGGGGCGATGTCTTTGGCCCACTCCAAGTCGAGGAACCGGATTTGCTGACCGGACATCGGCTCCTGCTTGGTCTTCTCGGTGACGTACTGGACGAACGATATTTCACCGGTCGAGATGAAGAGGAGGTCGAAGGTGATGGGGCAGAGGTTATCGAGGGACTGGTTGGTCCGTTTCTTGCCCACCCCTTCTGCTAACATATAGGCAGAATCGATGACCTCAAACGGGCGGCCCTGACCAATTTCGTCGATGGGTAGCAGGCGGTGATTGTAGGCTTGGGCCTCTATTTCAAGGCCGTTGTCGGTGGCTCGCCAGGTTAGGCAAGACTTCCCGCTCGAATGCCTGTCACCGGTCACAGAATGGGCTACACGGAGCGCGGTGGACTTGCCTTGGGACGAACCCCCGTAGAAGTGGAAACCCCCTCCTGCGGTCGCTGAGAGCGGTACCAGGGGAGCGAGGATACCGGCCAATGCCAGCTGGGCTGTCCACTGATGGCCGGGGTGGTTGGCGATGGCCTCCCCGATGCTGTCCTTCCAACCCTCCACCGACCCCTTGGGGGTGAGGAAGGCCGGGTCTTTGCGGTAGTTGCCCTTGTCTGTGTCGCTTGCCGGGATTGTGTCGCTGCCGGCGATGTACATTTTGAAGTCCTCAGTCCAGCCCTGCCGGGTGTGGACACGGTGCCGAGATGTGGGGGAGGCGCCGCCGATGGCGTTGGTCAGGTGCGCCCTGGTCGACGTCTTTTTGGAGCGCATGTAAATGATGACGCCGCGCTCCTGGAGGAACTGAGGGAGGGATTTTGCTTTCGAGCTGGAGGAGAGGAGGGCTGCGTCGACGTATTCTTCCTGCGGAGGGTCCGTGTGGATGCGGAGGACAACCCCAGCGCAGGGTTCGAACGCCTTGTCACTGGGGTGGCGGTGGAGGTGCCACCTGCTGATGACCTCCAAAGGGGTGTCGGTGAGCCGTTCACCTGCCCCGCCCTCGAACATATAGACGCCCGGCTTGTCGCCGTAGCTGTTGAAGTACTGCCAGCCTGGGACGTCAGATAAGAGCTCCATTCCGTGACCAAGTCGTTTCTCCTCTATTTGTACTACTTCTAAGCTGGCTGTTCCCTTCGGCATTCGTCCCCTCCAAGCCTGCGGCGTGTGCGGCTGAGTAAGCGTGTGATCTTTAGGTCGCGGTCCTGACCGTCGTTCGCAAATCTTTTGACGTACGGCTCCTCAAGAACTGCGTGGATTTGTCTGTCGGTGAATCCTCGCCCAACGAGTGAGGCGATCGCAAGTGTTAGTCTCCAGTCACGATTGCCGGGGGCCATGCCGCTCAGATATTCCATGATGGCCTGCCCGTATTCCCAACCACGGAGTCCACGGGTTTCAAGGTCGGAGACTGTTTTCTGAACTGTCAGCTTCGCCTGGGGTCCAAAGGGGTGGAGGGGGGACTGAGTGGGGTGGGCTGGACCTAGCAGCGTGGTGGCCTCTTGGAGGAAGGCACTGACCTGTGCGGATGTGGCGAGGGGGAGGAACCCTGCGGCGTGAGTCAGGGGCTCTTTTTCTCCCCAGTAGTACTGAGTTTTTGTTGTCGGGTGCTCGCCGTAAATGATCATCTGAGAGCCGGCGGCTGCAAATAGTTCAAGGCCGCGGAGTCTGACCGTTCGGTATGTCTCGCAGGGGACCTTCCCGTAGAACAAGGCGGAGCGGGGAGCTCTGCCGATGCGGACGAAAGGGGTGGGGCCGAGGTGCTGGTGGGCCAGGGATTCAAGGGTGTCGGCGTGCTCTTCGGAGTCGATGTCTACAGCGAAGGCCGGGCAGGCTGGACCAAACGGCAAGCCGATGTTCTGGTCAGGGTAGGCCTCCGAGGCCATGCGCTCGATTGTTTCGCGGGATTGAAGATGAGTCCCTACCAAGGGCCAGTCTGCGAGCAACACACGCTTGCCCCTGGCAGGGATGGTTTGCCAACCGTTGTCGTAGAGGCGGATGGCGTTCGACCTATACATTTTTGAACCAGAGCTTGCAAATCAGAAGGCCGATACCGGCAGACTGGATGATGAGCAGCGCGGACTGGAGGGTCACCATTCTTTTTAGGGTGCGGCTCTGGCTGCGGTAGCGGTAGGAGGCCAGCCGGTGGTGGACGACGCGACCCCGCAGGTGCTGGTGGAGGGCGTCGGGGGTGGGGGATAAGGGAGTGTTGTTTTGGGGGGATAGGGGGGTGTTGTTTATTTTCTGCATCTCCAGCCTCCACAGCGGTTTCTGACGCATATCTTTTTGCCGTCGTTGTCATACCACAAGGCGCACCGGTTACTGCTGCGGCGGCGCCGTAGGGGGTAGGCGATTATGCCGATGAGGATACTCACAGCTGCGCCTATCAGGTACGGGGCCTGCATATTTTAGGTCCTTTCGAATTTGGTCTGCCAGGCTAGGATTTCGGATTGCTTCCAGCGAGGGGAGCGGGTGCCAATGTAGCGGGGCTTGGGGAACAGGCCAGCTTTGATCCAACCGCGGACTGTGGATTGCGATACCCTCGTCAGCGAGGTTATGTCACTCCAGCGGAGGAGGGGGTCCACGTAATCGTGGGAGATGGGGGCGGGCTTGGAACGTTTGCGTTTGGCCATGGGGGGCTCCTTTTGTTTGTTGCAGGGGATGTAGTATATGCGTGAGGAGGGGTCAACAACCTTTATTAAGGGTGGGGGATTGAGGAGTTATTCGAGTGGCCTATGAGAAAGTAAACTACGCCGAGCGCCCATGTAGCATCTGTGGGGAGGAGTTTAAACCGAGGACCATAGAGTCGACCGTATGTAAGGTGGAGGAATGTAGAAGAGCGTACAAGAAAGCCTACGAGAAAGAGTACCACAAAGAGTACCGCAAGAGGCCTGAGTGCCGGGCGAAGAAGAACGAGAGGCACCGGGAAAGATACCAACAGGAGCCTGAGTACAGAGAGAGACAGCTGCGGCACCAGAGAGAGCACTACCACAGGAACAAGGAGTAGCCCCAGAAGGGGGGGAACTTGTATGGAGGAGGAGGGTGGAGGTAGGGTGCGCCATGGTTATTGTTTCAAGTCAACTGGTGCTGTGGCTGGCGCGGCGGGGGTTTTTGGGGGAGTCGACGCTGTACTGGAGGGCGTTTGTCCGGGAGTTTGGGCCGGATAGGACGCCGCGGAAGGTTCGAATTACAGAGTGGGATGACGACGTCGGGGTGCTGCGGGATGGTTTCCAGGCGGCGCTGGATGCTCGGCCATGTCACCTGCGGTTTAATTCGGCGAAGCCAGCTCGGCGAGCGGTGGCTGAGCTGGGAATGATGGAGAAGGAGCATGAGGAAGAATATGGTCAGGGTCAGGATAGGGAGGAAGAACTCGTTCGAAGCGGCACACCACCTGCCGATGATGCCGGAAGGCCACAAGTGCCGGAACACCCACGGACATAGCTATGAGCTCACGATATTTGTGGATGGGGTGGTGGGGGACGATGGCATCATAGTTGACACCGCCGTTCTCGATGCCGTGTTTGCGGAGCTCCACGCTGAACTCGACCACCAGCTACTTAATGATGTGCCGGGGCTTGAGAACCCGACCACCGAGATACTCGTGGTGTGGTGCTGGGGCAGGGTGTGGAACGCGCTGCGTAACGAACCGCGGGTCAGGAAGGTTGCCTGCCATATCCAGGAGTCGCCGCGATCCACGGCCATGTATGACGGCCCTTGATACCGTACTGCTCGCGAACCGGGACGCTGTCGACACTCGCCAAGCTGGCCGCTAGTCCTGTGGGGTGGCGCCTGCTGGTGTGTGCCACCGGGCGCTGGTACCACCACGGGTTTGCCTACGGGGTGGACAACGGAGCGTGGACCGCACACAACCAAGGGAAGCCCTTCGATGAGGAGGCGTTCCTGGGAGTGCTGGAGTGGAGCCGGGCGCAGCATAGGCCGGACTGGATTGTCGTCCCGGATATTCTGGGGTCGCCGAGCTCGCTGGACTTCTCGCGGGAGTGGCTGGACCAGGTGGAGCGGTACACGCACCTGCCGCTGGTGGCTGTCCAGGACGGGATGAAGGGCGCCGATGTGGAGGACCTCGCCGAGAAAGGATGCGGGATATTTCTGGGGGGGACTACCAAATACAAGGTGGAGAACATCGGGATGTGGGGGGACTTCTGCCGGGAGAAGGGGGTCTACTACCACGTGGGAAGGGTGAACTCGCAGCGGAGGATAAGGATGTGCGCCGCGGCTGGGGCCGACTCCGTGGATGGGACCTCCGTGGCACGGTTCCCGTCGACGCTTAGGAAGCTGGATAATGCGCTAACGCAGGGGGAGCTCTTTGTGGATGGTCAGGTGGTGGGGGGCTTGGGGGGTCTGGGGGGAGTGCGGGAGTAGGGGCTGGTGGGAGTGGAGCCGGGGCCGTAGATCTCCAAGGGGCAGCTTAAAACGCCCAGCTGGGGGTGGCAGCCGCGACCGTAGGTTCTGCGCTCGTGGTCGATGATGCGCTCTATCTGGTGAAGGAAAAGAGCGTCGTCTGCTGGCAGCTGTACCTGCTTGCAGCGGGGGCAGTGGCGGGTGGTTTCGTAGTAGGCGAACGAGCCGTAGTACCAGCGGTGGCCCGTGAAACGGCAGGGGACAAAGTCGAGGAAGAGGGTGGTTAGGTTGCGGATGATTGCGGCAAGGTCGAGGGTTAGGTTGCGGGAGAGGGTGGTTAGGTAGTGGAAGGGGTTACGCATTGGTGAAGGCCAGTCCTGCAATGACGGTTAGCCATTTATGCTGTTCGGCGAGGTGGAAGTCCGGGTCCATCGCCATGTAACGCTGGGTCATGGTTGCTGGGCCGTTCGCTGCCTCAGTGTGGGAGAGGATTAGAGCGACTATCTTTTCAGGGCAGCCGGCCAGACCGAGGTTGTGGGCCACCGTGTAACGGAGGCTGTGGAGCTTGACGCCCAAAGTACTGAAGTAGACAGAGACAGCCGTGCGGTCCTGCCGGCACAGACCAGGGAAATAGAAGCCGCGGGGGCATGGGGTCAGGGTCCCCAACACTTCCAAGGCCCGGTCACTCAAGGCCAGGCTGTGGGCTCTCGCGTTTTTCTTGCGGTGGCCACCCATCGAGACGAACGGCACCGGCTCGTCCGGGTAGATCTCCTTCTTGTTCAATTGGCGGGCCTCGTCACGACGCATCCCAGTAAGGAGGATGAAACGAGCGTAGGCCAGACGCTCAAGGCGGAGGGCATGCTGGGTGTGGCCGGGGGGTGCCTTTATTGCACGCATCTCTAGAGTGTCGATCAAGTCTACCACCTGCGCCTGGGGGGTGTAGGGGACCTGGGGGCGCTCGGATATTTTGAATATGGCGTTGGAACCGCGGAACTGCTTTGCGTGGTCGAGGAACTCGCGGGCGGGGTTGCGCTTCAAGGCAGTGTTGAGCAGGCCCCAGGAATAGGCGCGGGCTAAGAGGGTCACGAGCTTCTTTATGGAGGCGTCTTTTAAGGTGCCGTGGCGCTGGATTTGGTCGACCGCGTGGGCAACGTGGCGGGCGCTGACATGGCGAGCCTCAGCAGGGAGCAAAGGGAGCAGGCGCTTGTGGACCATCTTGGAGAGCTCAGTTACGGAGAAGTTGTCGCAGTGGTCTACCAAGGCGTCCAGCAGGTTTGCTGTCGAAGGGAGGATGAAGTTTTCCGGGGAACGGTTGACCAGGAGATTCGAGGCAGCGACGTAGGCGTCGTCCAGGTTCATTGCAGGGAAGTAGCCGATGACTCTGTTGATGCTTGTGTCGTCTAATTCGACCTCCATTCGGAAGCATTTCATGCCGGTCGGATGGACTTCTAAGTACAATCCGGGGATTTCTGTGCAATATTGTGTGGCTTTTTTGGGGCTTGGGAGGCCGGGGATGGTTGAGGCGGTGAGGTGCATTTTTTGTGTTCTCCATGTGTTTTTGGTCTGAGTCAGCCCGAAAATTGTAGGGTGGGATGACAAATTGTACAGAATGTACATGATTACATGCAAAAGTGGAAGTAAGCAACCCGTCAAATCAACGTCTGCGGAGTTTTTTTCTGGAAATCGGTGTGTGCAAAAATATGTGTGAAATTTGAGAGAGAGCCTTCGGCGCCGCGCACTTATTTCCGGCTCTTTACGATCCGTACAAAGTATTTACCAGTCTCTATAATAATAATAATAAATTGTTAATAATAATAATAATAATAATAATAGGTACTTAGGGTTTGGGAAATGTGTACAATTGTGCAAAAAGTTTTGGAGGATTGAGGGTATTTTGGGGGGGAGGGT